GCACTTTTCCAAGTGAACGCAATTTCCATGTCTTCATGGTCAGAATGTATGCCGTTTGAGCTGGGCAGTTACGATCTTGAATGATCGAGATTTCGCCGTTAGCAGTTGGAAGAACCAATGCCTTAAAGCTGATCTCGACTTCTTCATTCACCTTAGCCCGAACCATTTGATATTGACCGAGACCAACCAAGTTCTTAACCAATACTTGGTAAGAGACTGGATTGATAAAGATCACATCAGGATCACCAGCTTCAGAACTCTGAGCCGCCAATTGGTTCGTTGCATCAATCAAGCAATCTTGAATCGACTCACTGGAACCTGCGAACCGAAGTCCAGCAAGTTTAGTAGGCGATACAGATCGGTTTTGAGTGAAGAACGAATCCGATGGGCCAGGTGCCACAGAAGGAATCCAAGCGCCCAAGCCTGCGATGCAGAGCATGTTGGCAGAATTCAATCCATTGGTACTGAAGAGGGTGTCTCCAGCGCGACCCAGGAATGGGAATGCCGTGCTCCAGCCTGAAGGAGTGCCAGCGGCACCTTGCAGAGTAGGAGAAACGGTTACCGTTCCAGCTCCCGTGTCAACAGCCACAACATATCCAATAGCGCCGCCAGTGGATTGAGTTGCAGTTTGACCCGCGATCGAGAAGCTATTCAAGGCCATATTGACCGAGAATTGATAAACTTGACCCAAATTGTCGAGAGTGATCACACCCGCGACGATTGAACCAGATCCACCATTTGCTCCGTAAGATCCACGAACACCGCTACCATCTGCGAACATTTGGTAAGCGATATCGTTAGCAGCTCCCATATACAGGGACTTCACGTTCAGCTTTGCAGCTGGCATGAAAGCACCGATATTTTGAGCAGAAGCTCTTAGGAATTGATTCTGAATCGAACCTACCCGATACACGTTAACCGTGGTGAGCAAGAAGGAAGCAGTTGCTGGAGCAGTTTGATAGGTTTGTGCAGTTCCAAGATTAGCAGAACCACCCCCACCCACATCATACAATACTGGGATTGGAAAATTCAGACCACCGAGACCCATTTCGGTCTCATCCTTGTCCACCATGGTCAGGAATCTGTTTTTATTAAAAACTAGATCCTTCATGACCCATGCGTCATCCGAGTAGAGTTGCTTTAGAACCTGTAAATTATCCTGGCTATTACTATAAGCAAGAGCCGGATTTGCTGGAACGCCCATTTATGGCCTACCTTTGGTTTTTAGCTGCTTGCACTCGTCTGATTGCTTCGGCAATTTGTTCCGACTCAGTCATCAAGTGAAAGGGCTTAGGCTTCGTCTGTTGAGACGTCACCGTCATGTTTTGTGTTAGAGTTTTTGGTGAAGTCTTTGGAGGCCCTAACACTTTGGCAGGCTCCGAAAACCTTGATTTAATCTTGGATACAGATGCGAACTTCTCAGCTCGCGCAACGAGTGCGTCTTCAATGTCCTTAGCCGCTTGTTCAACGGTTAAAGCCGTATCATCCTCATCAAAAGAATCGTTGATATGCTGAAGGACAGCGTCCTCCATCTTCAATTCTTTGATTGTTGAGAATGCTTCGTTCTCGTTAATCACTTTGGAAATCTCTTGTTTCCACAGGTTCTGATTAGCCTGATACTCCTTAACGACTGATTCTTCTTGAGCCTTCTTGAGCCCTTGAACCTCTTGCTCTAAACGCGTTTGACGTTCAGATTCAGGATTCGCTGGATTCTGTCTATTCAGGAGATGAGTCGTGTACTCCTCGTAAGACATTCCCAATTCTTCAGCTGCGCTATAGTCCTTGGCCGCAATCTTTGCTTTAAGCTGAGCATATTTGTTAGCGTCGGCAAGTTTCGAAGCCATCTCCTTTTCACGCTGCCTGAGAGATTGCTCTCGTTGGCGCTGCGCTGCCTCTTTACGAGCCAATGCAGTAATCTGCGGAGATAAAGTCACTGATTCTTCTTTGACTTCTTCAGTAGGCTTAGTCTCAAGAGTGTCTGCCTGCGTCGCATCCGGAACTAAACGAGGTGATCCAGTAATGGTCGTAGTCCCTTTAGGATCGTAGGCAATGAACTCTTTGACAGGCAGATTGATTTGAGAAGGTTGATTATCAGGGGTTCCAACCGTAGTTGGGCCAATGGCTTCCATCGTAAATGACATAGTATTCTCCTTGGTTTTATCTTCTTGTTAGACCTGAGCACCTGATGTCGGAGCTACCGATGCATTCGGAGGCTTTACAGGAGGTGATCCAGGACTTTGCGGAGCAGCGGGCATAGGAGGAGGTTGAGGAGGCGTCGCTTGCTTCTTAAGGTTTTGAACGGCAGTGAAATAATCCCTGAGCAATCGCATCTTGGATTCTTCAAGGTCAGTGACGGCATATTTATTAATGGTTTGAACCGTGAGAGTCGTGGCGAGGTCAGATGGATCTAGGATGAAAGGATCTGGAGATCTATATCCCTTTTTCCCATCCTCAACGATCGCATCGAGGTCGTGAAGGATTCGTTCTTCTAACGCATTAGCCAACTGATCAGATTGCTCAAGATCGGGTAAAGAGGAGAGGCGTCTAAATTCTTGTTGATTGATTTCCTGAGCTGCGAGCATTTCTGATAGCCGAGCCTGGCGACCCGCTGGATCGGACGGCAATGAAGACTCATCAAAGCACTGTATAACATAGGTGTCTTTTAGAACTCCTGCCTTAGGCAGTTCAACTTCTCTCACCCCATCCTTGCCGGGATAAACTGTGGTGTAAGAACCATTTTCTTCAGCTAATTCCTTGGCCATATCCATGATGATATAAGCCGAGTCGATGTAGAAAGTCTGATAGCGGCGTTCTAATGCTGCGAACCGTGCGGACTGAACGTCATTGGCTTCTCGAATTGCTTCACCCGAATTAAGTCCAGGAGATTTCCGAGCTGCCGCCGACATGGAAGAGACGCCGATCATTTGGAACGCGTTCTCAATTAACCATTGGATGTAATCATAGATCTCTTGATTATTAGAAGTCGCATTAACGAACTGAGGAGCTTCGGCCATGCTCTTCACTTTGATAATGGAGGAAACATTATTATTAAATGCGGTCTCAAGAACTTTAGAGAGTTCGGAGATGATGATCTTAGGTACACCCGTCATCTCAATGCACTGAGACGCGATGATCAACATCTTGTAGATTTCCATCTGAGTCGGCATGAGAATTTCAGCCGCCCCTTGAGAGAAGTAATTTACTGGGTTTTCATTATATCCGAGCTTTGCGAACGGGAAATAATTATGCTCCCAGATCTCATCTAAGATAGGACCTTCTGAACAGACCATGACATGCCGACCGTCTTTAGCTCCTTCTCCAGATGGAAGATGCCAGCCTTCACTCACAATAAACTGATCAGAGACTGTCTCAGTAGATTGGGGGGAATTATCAACTGTACCCTCTTGAGCTTGATAAATCTTATCGGTTTCTTTTGGAAACATGTCGGCCATGATTCCGCGATCGACAAGCTTTGTATGGATCTTTGCTCGGGGATATCCATAATAGCCGTCATTGAAATCAACAAGGAGCTCAGTCTTTAGAACGCGTTCTGATTCAACCTTCCCGTCCTTCTTATAGAACTTGATGAACCCATCTCCGAGAATGCAGGAATCTTTAAAGACTCTTGGTCCCTTTTCATACATCTTAAGTCTGTGGAACTCGCCGGCGATGAATGCATTATATTCCCGCGCTAAGCGTTGCTGCTTATATGACCCACCATTAGTCAAGAACACTGCCTGAGGTCGATCTTGAGTGACTAAACTTGAAAGGGTATCAATCGAAGAGTACACCACGTTCGCAGTAGGTCTGCCCATGGGCATCTGTTGAGAGTTATCGAGTGTGGAAGTAGAAGCGAGATAGTTGTAAAGCGGTTTACCGGAGAAGAGGCGAGTAAAGATCGAAGCTTGTCTGATTGCTGGTGACTGAGCATTCTTTAGGAACGCAGTAGTGGATAAAAGCTGAGAACAAAGAGTTGCATCATCCTGCGCATTCCACCACTGATAATAGTTCTGCTCCTTAGGAAGAGTCTTCTTATCCCTAGGATCAACGACCTTATCTTTGACATTCATGACCTCAATAGGGCCAACTTCGTAACTCATCCGCCAGCTCCATCAGGGAATATTTTGTTGAGTAACTCTTCATCAGGAAGTTTGAGCGTATTGATCAACTCATTAATCTGCTCAGTGGATTGTTGATTCTGAACTGGTTCTACCTTGGCTGGTTCAATACTTGACGCCCGAGATTCGCCCGAGATTCGCCCGAGATTCGCCCGCTCAGGCAAATGATTCAGATCAATGCAAAGCTCAATGTCACGAGTCTTTAAATGCCGAATGCCCTTCCGAGCACACACGTCGGCGAGTGATTCTAGAATTTCAGGTCTGATCATAGAGCGTCGAGATAACGTGCAATGCGTGCCGAGATCTTCTTAAGCTTAGCTACATCCTGAGAAGATTCGTTCTCGCCCATCTCAGCAGGAGAGGCGGGTTCGTGATCAGCGCCTTCCACTCCAGCTTCTTCCATCGTGTCACTGATTCGTTGATTCTGATTCAATTCATCCACGGTTGTAGGCTGAAGCGCTTCTTGCCCCGCGTCGTCAAG